TACTGATGCTTTGCTATATCAAAAAGGAACTGGGTATGGAACAACAGATATTATAAACTATGAAAATAAACCAAATATTATTGTTAAAAATGGAGTAACAAGAACAGGTAAAAATATCAATCCATCATTAAATCCTATAATATCAAATGGAAAAATTGTTGCTGTTAACATTCAAGATGGTGGTGATGAGTATTATTCAACTCCAGACTTAACAGTTATTGGAGATGGTGTTAGTGCATCCTTAAGAGCAGTTATTGATAGAGATGAAAAATCACCAACATATTTAAAAATTATTGATGTTGTTATATTGAACCAAGGAGTTGGATATACTTTTAATACAACATTTATTAGAGTAACTGAAAGAGGAAAAAATGCAGTATTCAATACCTCTCTCAAAAAATTAAATATAGTTGGTATTCAAACATTTTCACCATATGATCAAAAATATAAAAATGAAGTGTTAGTACCAACTGTCAATCAGTTAAAATACTCTCTTGTTGGTTATTCTACTCAAATAGGGGAAACTGAATTTAATGATATTCCTGGACAACACTCTCCTATAATTGGATGGGCGTATGATGGTAATCCAATATATGGTCCTCGTGGATATAGTGATCCTTTTGATAACTCTTCTACTATAAAAATACTCAGTAATGGATACGTAATAGATTCAAAGATATCTGATAGAGAAAAATTAGATTTTGAATTGGGATTTTTTGTTGAGGATTATGTATTTTCCCCATCATCATCAACAGATTTAGATCGACATAATGGTAGATATGGAAAAACTCCTGAATATCCTAATGGTGTTTATGCTTATTTTGCAAGTGTAAATCCAATAACACAAGAACCAGAATTTCCATTTTTTGTAGGTAATACATACAGATCAATTCCAAGTGTTGTAGACTCTGTTTCAGAGATAACACAATCTTTTGATTTTAACAATTCAAAATTAACTAGGAATACTTTTCCATATAAGTTAAGTGATTCTTCAGCTGATAATAATTTTATAATAGAATCAAATGAAATATTACCACAAACAACTAGAGTTACATCAGTTTCAAAAGGATCAGTAGATGAACTTGTAATATTAAAATCTGGAGAAAATTATAAAGTAAATGATAATATCGTATTTGACAATACAGATACTGAAGGAAGTGGAATAAGTGCTTTTATCAGTAAAATTAATGGTAAAGAAATATCAAGTATCGATACTAATTATGAATCACTAGAAAATTTAACTTTTGTAAGAAAAGATGCAGATACCTTATCAATATTCGTACCTAACAATCATGAACTAGAAATTGGAAATAATTTAGTAATATCTGGTTTAACAACAGATATTAAATCTACAACAGGAACTGCTTTAATTGGCAGACATAGTGTATCTGGAATTCCAACTGAAAGTACAATTTTATATAAAGAAATGTCATCAAATTCAGTCGCTGGAGTTGTAACTGATATTTTTGTATATAAAACAAATGTCATTTCAATTGGAAGTAGTATTGAAATTGGAACTGAAAAATTAAAAGTTTTGAATAAATTTGATGATAGAAATATTTTAAGAGTAGAAAGAGGAATAAGTGGAACAGCACATACGTTATCAACAAAAGTTAATTTAATTCCTAGTTTCTTTGAAATACCATTTAAATCTAATTTCTTTAATTCTAAGATTGATGATATTGTATATTTTAATCCTAGACAATCTGTAGGTATAGCAACAACAGTTGGTATATCATCATCAATAAATGTATCAGTTGGCGATACTACAACTACAGTATCTGTCCCTGCTCAAAGCATATATTTGCCAAATCATCCTTTCAAAACTGGACAACAAATTACTTTAGAAACTGACGGTAATAGTGCTATTCAAGTATCAAAAGATGGATCTAATTCATCTAGTCAAACTTTTGTAATTCCATTTACGGGGTCAAGTCAAACTCTATTTGCTATTAACAAGTCTCCAAATTATATTGGAATAGTAACTCAAGTTGGTCTAATTACATCAACTAATGGATTGTTCTTTAGATCTAATGGTGATAATTATTTTAAATATAGGTTTGAATCTAATTTCAACAAAGTAATAGGAAATGCTGAGAGAATAAATTCAAGAGTTACTTTAACAACCGCACATAATTTATCTCTTAATGATATTGTTAGTTTGAATATTGATTCGGATAGAACTGTAGGTGTTGGAACATCTAACTCTGTTAGAGTCAAATACAATTCTTTAATTGATAGTTTACTCATAAATCAGGTAGGATTCACTTCTGCTGGTATCAATACTTTGAGTAATGAAATAACAATAAATGATCATCAATTTAAAACAGGAGATAAAGTTTATTATGATGCAGATGATACTACAGCTAGTGGTCTTAATACAGGAAAATATTTTATTTACAAATTAGATAGTAATAGAATAAAATTATCAGAAACATTATATGATTCTAAAATCATACCACCAAATGTTGTAAATATAGTTTCAATTGGTGGATCTCAACATCAATTATCTTTAATTGATCCTCCAATCGAAGTTGTAAGAAATAATAAATTAAAATTTGATCTCTCAGATTCTTCTTTAGTTGGATTGGATTTTAAGATATATCAAGATAAAGATTTTAAAAATGATTTTGTCTCTACAGGTAATACAAATATAAACGTAGTTTCTACATCAGGAACAATTGGTATTACATCAACTGCATCTTTAACCATTAACTATTCTGATGATAATTTAATAAATTTATTCTATAATATAGAAAAATCAGGTTTCATAAGCACATCAGATTTTGATATTGATAATCCCTTAGAAATATCTTATATTGATAGCAAATATAATAATGATTATAAAGTAATTGGAGTTGGAGAAACTTTCTTTGATATTCGATTAGATGAAAAACCCGAAATTTTAACATATACTTCAAATAATTCTAGTCAATTAAAATATTCTACCACATCAAAAACTGCAAGTGGATCTATAAATGATACTAAGTTAGTTTTTGGTGGTATTGGATATGCATCGATGCCAAAATTTGTTAGCGTCGCTTCTACCCAAGGTATAAATGGTAAAATATTACCAGAATCTTCTAGTACTAATAAAATTGAAAATGTAGAAATATTAAATGTTGGATTTGAATATCCATCAGACAAAACTTTACGTCCAATAGCTAATTTAGCACCTGTCATATCGACAAAAAATTCAAATAAAATTACCTCAGTTTCAGTTAAAAATGGTGGAGAAAATTATCTAAGTGAACCTGAATTAGTAATTCAAGATGTTGAAACAAAAGAAGTTATAGATAGTGGATTTATAAAAGCAAATATTAGTCCAGCATCACAAGCAATAACTTCTGTAGATATTGTTAGAACTCCCTTTGGTATTGGAAATTGTGATATTTTTGCTAAAAATAATACAAGTGGAATACCAATTACAAATATTGCAGTTGGCGGTACGATTATAACAAATGATACTGTAGGTATAGTAACTGTAACTCTCGCCACTCCTATTTTAGGTTTTACAACTGCACCATTTGAAGCAGGAGATAAAATTTTTGTAGAAAATGTAGAGAATGAATATGGAAATACCTTTAATTCTCCAGAAAATAAATTTGCATTCTATCCAGTTACTAGAATAGTTGGTGGAATAAATCCTAATCCATTTAAATTAGAATTTAATATTAACGAATTAGTTTCAAATCCAGGATTAGCAAAAACTGCTCAGAATTTTGGATCTGTAATTAATTTTAAAAAATATCCACAATTTACAGTTAACACCGAGTTGTCAAAATTTATTATAGGTGAAAGAATATTAGTATCGAGAAATGATGATAGTTTTGTTAATACTGATTTAATTTTAAATCAAGTATCAAATAGTTATATAAAAGTTTTAGGAACTTTTGATTTAAAAGTTGAAGATAAATTAAAAGGATTTTCTTCTGGAGTGATAGCTACTATAAACACAATATTTAAAAATGAAGGTGAATTTAAAGTTGATTTTTCATCTGAAAAACTACTTGGATGGTCGAACGATGTTGGTAAATTAAATCAAGATTATCAAGTAATTCCTGATAATGATTATTATCAATCTTTATCATATACTATTCAAAGTCCAATAGAATATCAAAAAATAGTAAGTCCTGTAAATAAATTAGTTCATACAACTGGACTTAAAAATTTTGCAGATGTAGGAATTACTTCTTTTGTTGGTGTAAGAACAGACACATCCATCGACTCAACGACCATTATCAGAGACTTAACTTCAGAAAATAGAGTGGATGCTATTGACACCTTTGATTTAGTTCAAGATGTTGATATTTTATCAGATCCACTTAGATCAAAATTTATTACTTTTGAAAATAAACGTCTTTCTAATTTCTTTGAGTGCTCTACAAATAGAGTTTTATTAATTGATGATATAACACAGTTGTTTAAAGAAGCAACAAATAATGTAGATACAAGTGGTAAGTTAGATCTTACAAGTTCATTTGATAGATTTTTAATTCAAGCGAGAGTTCCATCTGATGTAGCAGGAATTACAAGCAATGTTCTTCAAACAACAGAATTAATAACATCCATAGATTTTATTAATTCGGATATAGTTACAATTCAGAAAGGATCTATTGAAGTTGAATCTAAATTAATTGATATTGTTGGAGGTCAATTAGAGGATGGAAGTTTTGCACTTCAATTTTCCCCTACAAATATTTTTGATACTGATATAGACATTAAAATTCTACAACAAACATTTTTACCAGGAACTGGAATAGGTAAAACTTCTCTTGGGTTTGTTGATTTAGAGGGAAGAAATGTAAATGTTTCATCATCTACCACCTCTACTATTATATCATCTAACATTTCTGATATTGATTCATATTTTGCAACGATTGAAATTAATGATACTTTCGCTAATGAAAGAAATATTATAGAACTTTATCTAACACATGATGGTACAAATTCATATCTATCAAATTATTCTTTAGAAACAAATACTAATTCTTCAATAGGAACATTTACTTCAAATTTAAACTCTAATATTTTATCTTTAGATTTTGAAAATGACAGACCTAATTCAATTTTAGTTAAATCAAAAATTGTTGGTTTTGGTAAAACAACATCTGGTATAGGTACATTTAGATTTAAAGAGCAGGTGCAACCAGATGGTTCAGAAAATTCTGCTAGGTTAGAATCTAATTTTGTAAGTATTGCCTCAACTGGTGTTATAGCAGGATTTACAACTTCAAAAGATACTACAATAAAAAGTATAGTAAGAGTATCAATAGGGGAAACAAGTGCTCTACATCAAATTTTAATGACCCATGATAACAGCGATACTTTTATAACACAATATCCATTTGTATCAATAGGAGCAGAATCTGGAATTGGAACATTTTCATCTGAATATAATGGATCAAATATTAATTTAAAATTTCATCCAGACTCTTCATTTATTGGGGTTGGTGATTTACAGATACAATCATATAATGAAGTTATTAATACAGACTTAGATTTAGTAAATTCAACTCCGATTTTAAATTACGGTAAAACTAACGAATCCTTATCTCTTTTACAATATGATGCTTTAAATAGTAGTAGAGCAGATGCTTTGAGTTTTCCTATAAAGAATAACAATAACCTTATATTTTCTAAATTTTTCAATCCTGCAAGCAGTGTTAATCTTTCTACAGGAGAATTCACTATTACCAATAATTTCTTCAATAGAAATGAAAGATTAATTTACAAACCAGGATCTTCAATTGAAGGTGTAGGAATCTCATCACTAGTAATGTCAAATGGTAATCCTTTACCAAGTGAAGTATATGTAGTTTTACCATCAGGTACGACTAACTCACCTATATTTCAATTATCAACAACTAAAGGAGGATCTCCAATCACATTTAATTCTGTTGGATCGGGAAATAGACATCAATTAACCATGTTTAAGAGAAATGAAAAAACTCTAATAACTCTCGACAATGTGATACAGTCTCCAATAACATTTACCCCAATAACAACAACATTATCTGGAAATGTCAGTAGTCAGGTATCAATATCAACTACAATATTATCTTTAGCAGGAATTTCATCAATAGTCATTAATGATTTATTGAAAATAGACGATGAAATTGTAAAAGTTAATAATGTTGGTTTTGGTACTACAAACTTAGGTCCAATAACAAACACTGGAGTTTTACCATTAGTAGATGTTGCAAGATCTGTTGTCGGAACATCTGCATCTACTCATACAGATTCTTCTTTAGTTAGATTGTTTAAAGGTGGATATAATATTGTAGATGAAAAAATATTCTTTACAGATCCACCTAGAGGAGCAGGTGTTACTGAAAAAGACGATTCTAATAGAGAAAGAGGAAGATCATCTTTTACTGGAAGAGTTTATTTACAACAAGATTATTCTTCAAATGCAATTTTTGATGATGTTTCAACTGATTTTACAGGAATTGGTAAAACTTTTACAGTATCAATATCAGGAGTAAATACAACTGGTCTCACTACAGGAAGTAGTTTTGTCACTTTAAATGGAATATTCCAACCTCCAACTACACTTAAAAATCCAGATAATAATTATGAGTTCACAGAATCTGCAGGAATAACAAGTTTTGTATTTAGCGGAATATCATCAGCTGATGGAACTCAAATTATTAGCAACTCTGATGTAAATCAAAATCAATTACCAAGATCTGGGCAGATTATATCGATTGGATATACTGGTGGATTGGGATTTGCTCCTCTAGCTGGTGCTGCTGTTACCGCTGTATTAGGTGCTGGAGGTTCAATCACTGCAGTTGGTGTAGGTACCAGAGATTTTCATGGATCTGGATATCGTCCAGAGTTAAGTGAAACTGGTAACGGTATTATTAGTATTGGTGTTACTGATAGTGTTGGATCTGGTGCAACAATCACAGCAACTGTTGGTATTGGAGGAACTTTAATCTTCTCTGTTGTTGGTGGTGGTTCTGGTTATACAAATCCAGTAGTAATGTCACCCTCACCTACATATGAAAATTTACCTATAGTTGGAGTTTCTAGAGTTGGTTTGGGTGCTACTACCGATACTGGAATCGGGTTACTTTTAAATATAGATGTTGGAGGTAGTAATACAACAGGTATTGGTTCTACTTTATTTGAAGTTAAATCATTCAACATTACAAGAACTGGTTATGGATTTAGAAAAGGTGATGTATTTAAACCAGTAGGGTTGGTTACTGATAAGTCATTATCATCACCATTAAGTGAAATTGAATTTACCGTAAATGAAGTATTTACTGATAGTTTTTGTTCTTGGAATGTAGGGGAATTTGATTATATCGATTCAATTAAAAATCTTCAAGATGGGGTTAGAACTAGATTCCCTCTTAATTTTAAAGGAGAACTAGTTTCATTTGAGTCTAGATCAAATTCAAATATTGATATGCAGGCTCTTATATTAATATTTGTGAATGGTGTAGTACAAAATCCTGGTGAATCTTATACATTTGATGGTGGAACATCTTTCCAATTTACAGAACCACCAGATAAAAATGATAATGTAGTTATATTTTTCTTTAAAGGAACTGATAATGTTGATGTAACTTTTGTGGATGCTAATGAATCAGTGAAGGTTGGAGATGAGATACAATTATTAAAAAATAGTGATATTTCCAATGTAGATCAAAATAAAAGAGTCATAGCAGGTATAGTAACATCAGATTTGATTGAAACCAATTTGTACTTTGAAGAGGGAATCAATTCTCAAGTATTAAAACCACTGAGATGGATAAAACAAAAAACTGATAAATTTATTAATGGCGAGTTAGTAACTAAAGTAAGACCTTTAATAGAACCTTTAATATTTCCAGAATCTAAGATAATTAAAGATTTTTCAACTAGTGATCAAGATTTTTATCTTGATAGTATTGGACTTGGAACCGACTCTTCCACCACACAGTTTTTCTATGAAAATCCAAATGATATAGGTGTACTGGTTGTTGATGAGTCAATAACACCAAAAGCGGCCAGTTTATCTGCTGTGATTTCTGTTGGGGGAACAGTGCAATCTATAACAGTAAACGATGGTGGTGAAGGGTATGTGGGGACAACAACATCAATTTCAGTTGGTGTACCAACCACAGGTATTAACACACATGTTGCAACAGCGACAGGTAATATAACAAGTGGCATTATAACTTCAGTAACAATTAACGATGGGGGTATCGGATATTCCACATCAATTACTCCTAATGTAATAGCACCAGTTCCAACAACACCATATGAATTGATAACTGGATTCACTGGATCAAGTGGATTTAGTGGTATAATTACAGCAATAAATGTATTGAGTAGTTCCACCATCAAATTCTTCTTAGAAAAAGAATCTGGAACATTTACTGGATTATCAAATGGAGATCCAATTTACATATTTGATACTGCAGTTGGAGCAGGTGTTACCTCTGTTGTGACATCCACAGGTGCTCCTGTAGGAATTGGAACATCATTCTTTGATAATATATACTTGATTAGTTCATATAGCACCACTTCCAATACAGCAGAATTTGTTGCTGGTGTGAAAACAGATACTTCATTAACAGGTATCTCAACTAGTGGTATATCTGGTAAGTTCTCTTGGGGTAAACTAACTGGTGGAACTAGAAATCCAGTAGTTGCAGATCGAATATCGGTTACTATTTCTGGAAAAACTGTAAACTCTGGTTTATCAACTTTTCCAACTATACAGAGAAGAAATTCTGGTATAAGAAATACGGGTGCATTACTTGATAAGAGTAGACCAAATTAAAGACAACTAAACCTAGTATAAATATAAGAAAAAAACTATAGAATATAAAAAATGTCGGCAATTGTAACAGATCAATTTAGAATTAATAACGCAGGTAATTTTTTAGGAGACGTAAATAATACCGCAAATTCATATTATGTTTTTGTCGGATTATCAAATCCCTCTGTCAATGGAGTGCCAAATGCGTTTGGTAGAAATGAAAGTACCGCAAAATGGAATGAGGAAAGTACTAGAAAAAAACCAGTAGATAGTATTAATTACTTAAATCATGTTAGAGATACTATGATTTTTGGTAAAAAAATCACTCCTGATAATATCAGAAGAGTTGTAAGAAAAATAAATTGGGTCAAAGATACTAATTATGATATGTATCGACATGATTATAGTTCATCTAATAAAGCACCTAATGGTCAAACCGCAAGGTTGTATGATTCTAATTTTTATGTAATTAATAAAGATTTTAACGTTTACATTTGTATTGATAATGGATCATCTGGTATAAACACAACAGGTAACGCATCTCTAAATGAACCAACATTAACTGGATTAGAACCATTTAGAGCAACTGGTGCTACAGATGATGGATATCTTTGGAAATACTTGTTTACAGTTCCTCCAAGTGACATTATAAAATTTGATGCTACAGAATTTATACCATTACCTAATAATTGGGCAACATCGACTGATAGTAATATCTCTAATGTGCGAGATAATGGAAATTCTGACATTAGTAACAATCAAATCAAAAAAATATTTGTTGAAGATGGTGGAACTGGGTATAAAAATGCTGGTGATGATGGTCTTGAAGTTAAGATTGTAGGTGATGGTTCTGGAGGAAGAGCAGTAGTTGAGGTGGGAACAGATACTAAAATTAGTAATGTACAAGTATCGGTTGGGGGAAAAGGATACACTTATGGAGTGCTTGATCTAACAGATATACAACCAACTTCTCCTAATGCAAAACTAATTCCTATTATACCACCATCAAAAGGACATGGATCTGATATTTACAAAGAATTAGGTGCAGATAGAGTTTTAGTTTATGCTAGATTTGATGATTCTACAAAAGATTTTCCAATAGATACTAAATTTGCTCAGATAGGTATCGTTAAGAATCCAACTGCAATAGGTTCAACTGAAATATATAACCAAACTCAATATTCATCAGTCAAATCACTGTATCTAAATACATTCCCATCTGCTTCAGATATCAAAATAGGAGATGTGATTGAACAAGATGTCAAAAGTGTAGGTACTGGTGATACTATTGGAAAGGTTAGAGGTTATGTAACTTCTTTTGACCTTATATCAGATGATTCAAGTAATAAAATAGCAGTTCTTAAGTACTATCAAGATAGATCACTATATTTCAATAATACTACAGGAGATCAGCAAGATACTACTGGTATTAGTAGTATCTCAGGTGCTAATGGTCAAATATATGATTTTTCCTCAACTGGTGCGATTACTGGAACTGATGGTACTAGCACTTATACTATTGGTATTAACGGATCATTTAGTGGTATTACAACAAACCCAACAGGAACTAAAGTTGTTGATTTGGGTGTGGATTTTAAAAATGGTATAGCACAATCTGAGATAAATAATCAGTCGGGTGATATTATCTACCTAGATAATAGGCAGTTGATCACTAGAGATAGTAGACAAAAAGAAGACATTAAAGTTATCCTGGAATTTTAAAACATGTCACAGAAAACAAATTTAAATATAAGTCCTTATTATGATGATTTTAATGAAGGCAATAATTTTTACAGGGTTCTATTTAAACCAGGTAGACCTGTTCAAGCTAGAGAATTAACCACTCTCCAATCAATACTTCAGAATCAAATTAAATCCTTTGGAAATCATGTGTTCAAAGAAGGATCAATGGTGATTCCTGGTGGCGTGTTATATGATAATGAATATTATTCAATAAAATTAGAATCAGAACACTTAGGTCTTCCAATATCTCTTTATCTTGATCAATTAAAGGGTAAGAAACTAAAAGGACAAAATTCAGGTGTAGAAATTTTAATTAATGACTGTAAAACCCCAAGTGATTCAACTGATATTACAGACACCACAATTTTTATAAAGTATTTAACAGGAAATGCTGATAATTTAATATCAAATTTAGAGGATGGTGAACCTTTAATAACTTTAGAAAATATAACTTATGGAAATACTACTATCTCTACAGGTGAAAGTGTAGCTACATTGGTGTCTACAAACGCCTCAGCTGTGGGTAGTGCAGTAAAAATGAATGAAGGTGTCTACTTTGTTAGAGGAACCTTTGTGAGTGTTCCTGCGAGCACTATAGTATTAGATCCATATTCAAATAATCCATCATATAGAGTAGGATTAAATATCACAGAATCAATTATATCATCTAATGATGATTCTTCACTGTTTGATAATGCAAAAGGATTTTCTAATTTTGCAGCACCTGGTGCCGATAGGTTAAAAATCACAGCAACTTTATCAAAAAAGTCTTTAACAGACATTAGTGATATTGATTTTGTAGAATTAATTAAGGTAAGAGAAGGAGAACTTAAAAAATTACAAGATTTTTCTGTATACAATGAACTAGAAAAATATCTAGCTGCTAGAACATTTGAAGAATCTGGAAATTATTCCTTAGATAATTTTGAGGTAAAAGTTGCAGATTCTTTAGATACTGGACTTTCAAATGGAGGAATATTTAAGTCTAATGAAGTTACTGAGCAGGGTAATACTCCATCAGATAATTTAGGTTGTCTAGAAGTAAGTTCTGGAAAGGCATATGTAAAGGGTTTTAGAATTAATCAACCTGGAACAAAAATTATAGATTTTGATAAACCTAGAGATAAAGAAAATATTTCTAGTGCTATAGTTCCTTTTGATATGGGAACCATGTTAAGAGTTAATAATGTAAAACAAACACCTGATGTGGGTATAGGGAACACTAGTGTCGTCCAGTTATTTTCTAGAAGAAGAGGTGAAACAGGTCAATATGAAATAGGAAAAGCAAGAGTATATTCATTCGGATTAAGAAATAGTCCATATGAAGATGCTGCAAGTCAGTGGAATCTTCACTTATTTGACGTTCAGACGTATACATTCATAACTTTAAATACATCTTTAACAGCAACAGTTAGTTCTTTTGTCAGAGGTGCTAGTAGCGGTGCTACAGGATTTATTAATAACACAGTATCAGGTGCAACTGAGATTGTTCTATCACAAACATCAGGTTCTTTTATTCCTAATGAAAAATTAATTATTGATACTAGTAATGGAGAAACATTTAGATCTATTACAAGTGTAAGAGCATACTCAATCCAAGATATAAAATCAGTTTTTCAATCCACAACATCATTTGAAGCTGATACAATATTAGAAACAACTAGAATACAATCAGTACAATCTTTCAACAATAGTACAATTACCTCAAGTAATGGTGTAACAGGATCTATAACATCTCCTGGTAATGCATTTAGTGGTATAAAAACAGATTCCATCATACAATACCAAACTGCAGGGATTTCCGATATCAGTTTCAATAGAGTTACTGCCATTAGTTCAGATTTAAAAACGTTAAGTGTTGCTGGAATCGCAACTGTTGCTGGAGTAAATGATGGTGCAGTTGGTATAAACACCACATCTTCAATTTCATTAGCAACACCCATTATAGTTGACAGAGAAAATACTGGATTATATGCAAAATTAACTGGTGAAAATATATGTGAGGTTGATTTAGGGAGTTCTACATTAACACTTTCAGCACAAATAAACATTAATCCTGTTGGTGCCACTTTTTCAATAGAACAATCAGTTCCTGCAGGAATAAGTAGTTCTTTTTATACTAATTTTGATACTCAAAGATATTCTTTATTTTATCAAGATGGAACAATAGAAAAACTGACAAGAGATCAATTTCAATTGATTGATGGTGGATCAAAAGTTAAATTTAGTGGATTAAGTAAAAATAGTGGAACTGCAGTTTTAAATGTTACTGTAGAAAAACAAGGAATTGTAAGTAAATCAAAGCAATTTACAAGAAGTAATAAATTTATTGTAAATAAAACAAAAATTGGTGTATCTACTAGTACAAATGGACTAACATTTAATCAATATTATGGATTAAGAATAGAAGATAGAGAAATATCTCTAAATGTTCCTGATGTTGTTAATGTTGTATCTGTTCTAGAATCTCAAGATGATAATGATCCCACTCTAGATAAACTTACAACAGTTTCTGGTTTATCTTTAAATACAAATACTGTTGTTGGTGAAAAGATAATTGGACAAGATAGTGGAGCAGTTGCACAATTAGTTACTAGAGTAGACGGTGAGAATGTTGAGATTGCATATTTTACAGATAATCAATTTACATTAGGTGAATTAATAACATTCGAAGAGTCAAATATTGAAACCACAGTTCAAGGAATTACTCTTGGAAATAATACAAATGTTACTGAAAAGTATTCTTTAGACAAAGGTCAGAGAGAGCAATATTATGATTATTCAAGAATTGTTAGAAAACCATCTATTAATGCCCCATCAAGAAGACTTTTAGTAATCTTTAATTCATATGTTGTTGCATCTACAGACAGTGGTGATGCGTTTACAGTTAATTCTTATGATCAAGATAGATTTACAAGTGATATTCCAATCTTAGCAAATAATTTAAGGTCTACAGATACTCTTGATTTTAGACCTAGAGTAACAACTACTGTGTATGATACTTACTCACCATTTGCGTTTACTAGTAGATTTTTCTCAGGAAGTTCAATTAATTCTGTAGTTGCTCCACAAGGTGATTCTAGATTAGGATATAGTTATTTCTTACCTAGAATTGATAAATTAATTCTATCTAGTGGAGAGGACTATGAAGGTGATTTTGCAGTTGTAAAAGGTAAATCTTCACTCAATCCCAAACCACCATCTTTAATTGATGGTGCAATGCATATTGCTACAATTAATCTTCCAGCATATCTTTATAATCCAAATGATGCTGAGATTACATTAATTGATAATAGAAGATATACCATGAGGGATATTGGAAAATTAGAAGATAGGATAGAAAACTTAGAAATAGTAACCAGTTTAAGTTTATTAGAAATAGATACAAAAACTTTACAAATTAAGGATACAACTGGTGATAGATTTAAATCTGGATTTTTTGTAGATGATTTTAAAGATGCTCAAAGACTTGATTTAGACAATCAAGACACTAAAGTTAGTATTGATTCAGAAAATAAAGAGATGATTTCTCCTATAGATTTCTTTTCTGTAAAACCACTATTAGGAGTATCTGAAAGTATTGATATTAATTCTGCCGATTTTTCACAAAATTTAGAGTTATTAGATCCAAATGTTCAAAAAACAGGAGATTTAATAACTTTAAAATACACTGAAGTAAAAAGTGATATTGGTAATTCGCAAGCAAGTAGGGTTGAAAATGTAAACCCATATGAAGTTGTTGTACGTGAGGGTAGGATAACTTTAAACCCATCAGAAGACAACTGGACAAGAGTTGTGGAAATTGATGGAGGCACAAGAACTATTCTTGGAGATACTGAAGGAACATCAACTGAAAGAATATTAAGTTCATCAATACCCGAACCATTTATAAGATCTAGAAATGTTGGATTTAGTGCATTAAATTTAACACCAGGTGTCAGACATTATCCATTCTTTGAAGGAAGAAGTGGAATTGATATTGTTCCTAAATTATTAGAAATCTCTATGGTCTCTGGTACATTTTCTGCAAGTGAAACTGTTATTGGAACATTTGGTCAGGGAAATCAATTAATTTCATTTAGGTTAGCACAACCAAATCATAAAACAGGAACTTATAATAATCCTAGCACAGTATTTCAAAGCAATCCATATGATACAACTTTAAATTTAGGATCTTTTTATACAGAATCTTCGGTTGTATTGAATGTTGATATTGCTTCATTATGTCAAGACGCTCAAGGTCAGTTTTTTGGTAGAGTTATAAAAGATTTAAGATTGGTTGGTCAAACAAGTGGTGCAATTGCAACTATTACAAATGTAAGATTAGTACCAGATTCATTTGGAGCAGTTTATGGTGCGTTCTTCTTTAGAGATCCAAATACTTCTCCACCACCACCTTTAAGATTTACAAATGGAACTAAATCATTTAGATTAACTTCAAGTGTTAATAATGCAGATCCTGTAGAGGGAGATGAGGGGATTGGTGTAACTCGTGGAGACGCAAGGTATATAACAAATGGAATAATTAATACCTTTACATCATCTACAACGATAGTTCGTCGTCCACCACCACCACCAGCACCTCCTGCGAGAACACCAAGAAGGAGGAGGAATTTCTTCAGAAGAAGGCAAAGACGACGTGATCCATTAGCACAATCATTTACTGTAGATGAGACAGGAATGTTCTTATCATCATTAGATTTATTTTTCTTTGAAAAAGATGATAATGTTCCTTTGACTGTTCAAATAAGAACTGTAGAATTAGGAACCCCAACAAATGAATTGATTTATGATTTTGCTGAAGTTGTTTTAGATCCAACTCAGTTAGATTCTAGTGGGGAATCAATTATAAAAACATCCACGGATGCTTCATTACCGACTAGAGTTACTTTTCCTTCTCCAATATACTTAGAACCTGATAGAGAATATGCTGTTGTTATTTTAGCACCAGCAACAATTAAATACAAAGTTTGGATTGCTCAAATGGGCGAAGAAACTATTGAGACTCAAACACTTGGAGTTGATCAAGGATCAAAGAGTATTGTTACTAAACAATATCTTGGTGGAAGTTTATTCAAATCTCAGAATGGAACTATTTGGACAGCAACTCAAACTCAAGATTTGAAATTTAACTTATATAAATGTTCATTTGTAACTACACCTGGCTCTCTTACATTATTTAATTCTGACATATCAACAAGTGATTTAATTAATTCTAGATTGCAGGATAACTCATTAAAATCATATCCAAGAAAGTTAATAGTTGGTATTAATACAACTACTGCTCTAAGTAGTGCAATATCAGTAGGAACTAAAGTCTCAGCGTCTAATGTTTCTCCATATACAAACTCTACAGATGCCAAAGGATTTGTAGAAAAAATTGGGGGACCAATATCAGGAAATGGTTCTGTAACTGGTTTTGGAACTGGTTATTATGATGGTAGTAATACTCCTACAACATATAATAATGTTTCCTTATTTAATATAACTGGAGATGGTTCTGGTGCTACAGCAAGTGTGACTGTTAGTGCAGCAGGTACAGTAACTGGCGTATCGATTGCTTCAACTGGTAATGGATATGCGGTAGGTGATGTTTTAGGAATTACTACAGCAGATGTAGGAAATGCAGGAACCGATGCTGAAGTAACAGTAACTGGAATATTTGGAATTGATACCCTATATCTAACAAATGTTCAAGGTGAAAAATTTAATAATGGTAGAAGATTAGTATATTATACTGATATCGTAAATAACACAATAGTTGATTCTGGAGTTGATGTCAGAAATGATTCATTAGTTAATGGTGATTTGTATTCTGGAAATATCCTTGAAGTTAGTAACTCTAATCATTCGATGAATTCTATTCAAAATGTTGTACAAATTGATGGTGTAAAATCAGATACTTCTGGAATTTTATTAACAGCAGATGTCAATTCAACAGATACTATCATTTCAGTTGCAAATACAACACCATTTGCTACCTTTGAAGGTATATCAACTAGCACTGGGTATGTTCAGATTGGAAAGGAAATTATTTTCTATAATGGAATTGGAGTTGGTAACTTATCAGTTGGTGAAAGAGGATTTGGTGGATCACCAAAAGATTTCCACTTTGTAAATGATCAGGCATTTAAATATGAATTCAATGGCATATCACTAACAGGTATTAACACAACTCATAATGTACCAACTAATTCAACATTACAGTCATTAAAAACAAGTGATAGTTATTTCTTAGAGATTAATAGAGGTTCAGGAAGAGCAAATTTACTTAATCGATCAAGTGGAGTAAATCAAGTTAGTTTCACCGATGAAAAGGTTGGAGGAGCAAGTCAATCAGTAGCTACTCAAAACTTCCAATATGATGCATTTATTCCTTCATTTAATGTAATGGTACCAGCACCAACAACAACAGTTTCAACTCAACTAAGATCAGTTTCTGGAACAAGTGAGGGTGGTTCTGAAATATCATTTGTAGATCAAGGATTTGAAAGTGTTGAATTTAATCAAATTAA